TTTTTTTATGGATTCAATTGATTTTCTCACTGTTGTTTACGAGGACTATTGCACCAAGCATAGTTTACCTTACGTCAGTGCAGATGAGCAGGACACAGAGGACATGGATCAGAAACATGTGCAGTGGTTAACATCGTTTAATCAAATGTGGGAACTAAGTATCAACAACTAGTCAGCTGCCGACCAATTGACTAAGTGTCCACCATTCCACCCACTGTCCCCATCATCCCTTATAATAAAGACATGAACAACTTCACAGACTTTATCGACTATGTTTTCTCATTTTATGGAGATGACGGTCTCTACGATCAAAAGCGTACAAAGGAGCAAATTGCCTTTGCCCTTGTTACTTATCTTGACGAGTGTAACGACACTATGTCATGGGGTGACGGTGACAGTTTAGACCGTGAGAGGGTCAGGGATTACATGAACGACATTTATGGTCCAGTGCCTGTGATCGCTCATCCCCATCATTTCACAGATGGCGTGAAAATCCTTAGCTGAGTCAACCAGTTTGACTAGTGGCACACATGGGGTCGCAATGGTCACCCCATGCCCTATAATTAAGACATGAACAAAACAACTTACTACGTCGCTTGCCCTGCTTTAGGTGAGTCCGAGACCACGACCGATCTAGACCGAGCAATGGACCTTTGCTATTCCATGCATGATGAATCCAATTCTTATGCATACATCCGTGATTCAATTGGTGAGATCGTCGGTGAGTATGGTGACATCATGGAAGCAGTTGAGCAAGGGATCATCTGACCAGTTGACAAACTGTCACCCATCCTATTGCAAAGGGTGGGCGGCTGACCTATTATTATTACATACATCACAAACATCACATGTCAACTTTACATCACGAGAATTTATTTGAAACATGCTTTGACGAGGCATGGGAGAATTTCAGGGTCCATAATGAGTTAACCGCTGACGAATTAAATTGGTTAACCAACAACACCAGAGGAACGATAGACGCAATAGAGAGACAGGCGCAACGACTCTTCGATAGCTTGTGCCAATAATCAAAGTGGCACTGGGTGGGTTGCAAGGTCCATCCGATGCCCTATAATAAGAACATACCAAACAACACACATCACACATGCGCCTAATCGAATCACAAATGAACAACGCAATCAGAACAAAATCTGATTTCTGCAAAGCAAACACCATGGTAAGGATCGAGGACGGTTATGCCTTTGTCTACCTACACGGGAACCACATCGCAACGATTGCCGATGATGGCGCTTTGACCCTATTTGATGGCGGTTGGCAGTCTAACACCACAAAGAGCAGACTCAACGCCCTTTGTGACGAATTCGCCAGAGGTTGCGGCGTATTCCAAAAGAATTGGGAATGGTTCGTCTCGACTCGCTCAGGTACAATCGACTTCAACAATGGGGTGACGGTCTGAGTAGTGGCACAGAGGGTGCTGACAAGCACCCGCCATCCTCTATAATAAGAACATACATCACACAGCATCACATCATGAAAAGAATTGAAATCACAATGGGTCGCAACATTCCAGACAGCGGCACCGTATCCGACGCAATGATGAATGAATTTATCAAGTCCGATATCATGCCTTTGTTTGACTATGGCACATTCATCGACGCTGAGGGGTTCTGGAAAGGTGAATTTGAAAAGACCAAAATCTTTTATATCGAACTGGAGGACAGAGAGGTCCAGGCAATGATGCCAAAGTTTGAGCAGATCGCCGCAGCATACAAAAAAGCATTCAGGCAGGATGCAGTCCTGATCTCACAAGTTCAAACAGAGTATGCCTTCAGATGACAACCAGGCAGCTGAAGAAGCTAGCTAAGGTCCACGGTTGGACCTTAGAACGTCATGGCGGCAATCACTTTGTTTACCGTCGCGGTTCTGACCGTGTAACTGTCCCATATGCAGCCCGTGGGTTCGTTGGGCATAACATCGCAAAACAACTTCTAAAGACATGAGCCACTATTCTATGCCATATCTTCCCTCTATTGGGTCGATTGCGCCACCTCGTGAACTGTCACTTGCTATGACCGCAGCTCGTGGTCTAGCCGCTATAATTAGAACAACACAGAGAAACACACATGCAAACAACTTGGGCAGTTCAGCCAGCAGCATTCGCAAATTTTGATGAGCACGGCTGCATCTATTGCGCCACCATCGACACAGCGTACAGAATCGCAGCTCAGCAGGACGGCGATCAAATGATCTACCGAATCAACAACAACACGACCCCCATCAAATGGGTCAGGGTATATGCAGGAGAAGCAGCTGTGACAGCTCAGGAACTGTCCCACCTCGTATAGACTTCGCCTCATCATCCCCTATAATAAGGACATGACAAACAAACTCACCAAATCTTCAGACGGCATGTTCTTACACAATGAGAACCCCTCCCCTCTCATGCAGAAGGTCATGGACAACATCCGCCAACAGATGGCAGCAGAGCAGACACACCGTGAAAGGGTAAGAGCAGGACTAGAACCTGCCAACGGTGGACAGATCACATACTGGAACATCAGCGACAGACACTGACCTGATCACCCTCTATAATTAAGACATCAATCACACATCACACATGACCACAGCAACCGACACCACGTACAACGGATGGGCGACATACGAGACATGGAACGTCGCCCTATGGATAGGCAACGACGAGACGATCTACCGTCACGCTCGCATCAACCGCAACCTAGGATACAGAGCATGGGCGAAGCGATTCATCGATGAGTTCGGTGAGTACATCACAGGCGACGGCGTGGCATGGTTGCACGACGACATCGACACAGACGAGATGGACGAGATGCTGGCAGAGCTCTAGGGCACATGCCCCTAGGCAGGGCACGGGTTGCGTTCAATCGCATTTAAGTCGAACCTCCGTAAGACCTAGGGCATGTGTGATAACAGACAGGGGGGCAGTGATGCGCCCCCTTTTTTATGCCCTTATATGCGCCAAGCGGTTTCCAAAATCCATGGGTCCCTCCTAACCTACAAAAGTATCCAGACGAGCGATAAATATATTTGAAAGGTCGTTTTAAAAAAATTCCCCCAGAAAAAAATGCCCCAAAAAGTCGATTATAGTGATTACGATAAAATTCTAGAGAACTTTGACAAGTTCTGCGACGAGTTTGAATCGAGAGCATCCAATTCATTCATGAGAGGTGATAACAATGAAGGACGAGTTAATGGAGAGGTTGAACGAATTGGAGAGGACGTGCCTGTGGCAGTCCGAGAGGTTAAACAGCTTGGAGCAGAGGATATCTCAGCTCGAGAGTCCGTCGTTGATGTACAAGCGACCAACGGGTGAGGATTACGAGACTGTGGGACAGACCCTCGATTATCTTCACAATAATGTCGAAGGTATCAAGCAAGATTTACTAAACGTTGCGAGAGCAGTATAATGCCATTTATAGCAGGACCAGAGACGGTTGACACACCGAGTACAGATGGAAACTGTACATATCCTGCAGCGCCCCTAGGAGGGACTCCATACCCAACGAAAGTTGTTGCGAAGGGCGTTCCCTTAGTAATCTATGATAACCTCTCTATACCTGCTCCTGTGGCAGGTGTAAAGATCAACCCATTAATTCCAGCACCATGCCAACCAGGACAGAGGGTTATACGACCAACTGTAAACACGACTGTGTTTATTAATGGCAGGTTACCTGCGGTGACTGGGGATGAATCTCAGTTAGTGATAGGAGGATCACCTAGGCCCTTGACAGGACCGTTCCAACATCCTACAATAGTAATTGGTTCAAATCTTATAACGTAAGTATGGCGAAGATCAAAGCATCATTAAGTGGGCAATCATTTGTGGAGGCGATTCCGAAGAGGAGTCGTCAAGGCACTGGAAAGCACACGAAGTATTCAGCAACATCTAGGAACAAAGCAAAGAAGAGGTATCGCGGTCAAGGCAAGTAATGTCTGAGTACATCGAACCAATGTTTGCAGTCCCAATCTTTCATCTTTATACGAAGGATTGGGATAGTAAGAAAGAAGCTTTGCTTGATTTATCGAGAGCACAGGAATTCAAGAAAGATGTAGGTGAGTATGTTCCAAGTGACTTCAGAACACCTAAGGTAAAATGGGAAGTCATTGAACCTTTAATCAGAGATGAATTACAGAAGTTCAAAGATCAAGTCAAGATTGATTTGCAGGTTGATGCATATTGGTTTGAGAAAGGTGGTAAAGGTGATCAGCATTTATTGCATAATCACGGAGCTACAGGATTTAGTGCGGTAATGTATATCGAATACGATCCAGAGGAGCATACACCGACTCAGTTTGTGTGTCCTTTCAATAATGTGATAGGGTGGGTAGATATATACTCACCCAGAGATATACAAAGTGGTTCGGTAATATTCTTCCCATCCTTTGTACATCACTACACATTACCTTGTAAGAGTGACAAAGAACGTCTGGTACTTTCTTGGAATATGAAATGAATTTAATTTGTAATTTACCTGCGGAAAAGGTATGGGTACGTAAGGAATATCTACGCGATCATCAGGATGGTCACGGAGAATTTGTAGAAGGTGTCTGGGTATCTGCGAAAAGCATACCAGGACGCGCATTTTATTTTGAGACGTATCTACCTGCGTATGGTGCAATGTATGATAAACTTCCTATAAGTGCATTTCTCCGAGCGCCGAAAACACCGACGCCCGATATGTCTCTAGAGAACCTACAATTCTGGAATTGTATGGACTATGGGGTCATGTGTATTAACAAGGGTTTTGTTAGCTCTATGGATACAGAGATCTACACTCGTGACCATGGTTTGATGAATGGTCAGTATTTGTTTACATTAGACAACTACCATGCGAATCCAGATGTGATAGATAATAATGTGAGTGAAGTTCCTCAAGAACATAAGTCGCATAATTGTATTGCATTAGAGAATGGTCAGTATGCATTGTATCCTAATAACAGGACACGATTCTATGACCTCTCTATCACGCCTGAGCACCCGACATTCCCTGACTTTAAGGTTTCTACTATAGAATATCAAGTTGAGTCAGGAACAGACTGGGGACGTTTAGGTGACACTGACGAATATTTTTGGGAAACAAATAATGAACGAAAACAACGTAAGGAGGCCACAGAAAATGGGCAACAGTAGAGTTGACAAATCAGAAGACTTCACGAAGTCTGGTATGACACTTATTACTGAAGTTGAAAGTGATCGCTATATGCGTAAATCAGGAAAGAGGAAAGAAGTCCAAGAGGGTGAAATTTTTGACAATGATCTTGAATGGGCGGATGGATTTGTCGGTAAGTGATAAATAGAAACAGCCTTGCTGTGTCTAAATGCCCACCTTTCAGACATTTAAAGATCTGAGTATTACTTTTAAGAAGCATCCTGTGTCCAATGACTTGGTAACAGTGAAAGATAATGCAGCTATTGCACAGTCGATAGCTGTATTGCTTCAAACAAGTAAGGGTGAGAGACTATTTCAACCTGAATTGGGTTCAGATTTAAGAGAGATGCTGTTTGAACCATTAGATTTTGGTACAGCTGCACTTATTAAATCTAAGATTAATGACTGTATTGATCGTTATGAACCTAGAGTGACTATCAAAGACATTATTTGTTATCCAGATTTGGATAGCGATGGTTATAGTGTTGAATTATATTACACTATTATAGGAAATGACAGACCAGTAGCGGCAACATTCTTCTTAGCACGTACACGATAATGCCTTATACACAGGTTGCTAACTTAGACTTTGAGGAAATCAAAGTAACCCTGAAAGAATATTTGCAGGGTCAGACAGAATTTACTGATTATGATTTTGAAGGTAGTGCATTAGCAAACCTGATTGATGTCTTAGCTTATAACACCTACTATACGGCGTTTAACACTAATATGGTAGTCAATGAACTATTCATTGATTCTGCCACCTTGAGGGACAATGTAGTAGCGATTGCGAAGCAACTAGGGTACAGACCCAAGAGTGCTACCTCTCCTACTGCATATGTCTCTTTTAATGTAAATTATGGAACATCAACAACTGACACTGAACTGATTCTTAAGAAAGGAACAGGATTTATTTCAACCTATGACAACAACATCTATCAGTATGTTACACTTGACGATGTAAAAGCACAAGTTGCTAACAATGTAGCTACGTTTACTAATATTGAGATCGTAGAAGGATCACAAGTAGTTGATAATTTTACTTTTAACACGGCAGCAAATTCTCAAAGATTTGTTCTTGACAATAAAAACATTGATACCAACACAATTAGAGTAAGGGTATTCCCGAGTGGAGGAAGTTTTAACGAACCATACCTTGTAGCAGATAATATTCTAGGTGTTGATGGTACTTCAAAAGTATTCTTCCTTGATGAGATCGAAGATGGAAGATATGAGCTTTTAATGGGTGATGGTGTACTGGGTAGGAAACCAGAAGATCAATCTAGAATTGAAGTATCTTACATCACCACATCTGCTTCTGAAAGTAATGGCGTAAGTACATTTGTCTTCAATGGTGTACTAGAGAACCCTAACGGTGTGTCTCCCAACTCGTTTACTACTAACATTACTTCTAGCATTGCCTCTGCAGGCGGTGAAGAGATTGAAAGCACCCAGAAGATCAAATATACCGCTCCTAAGTCATACGGCACACAAGACCGTGCAGTGACCTCTCAGGACTATGAGGCAATTGTACGTAAAGTGTATCCTGCAACGAGTGATATCATTATTTTTGGTGGAGAAGACCAAGTTCCACCTGAGTACGGTAAAGTTTTCATTGCATTGAAACCAACTGATCAAAGTTATCTTACTTCATTAACAAAACAGAAAATTATTGCAGATCTAAAGCAGTATGTTGTAGCTTCTGTTGAACCTAGAATAATTGATCCTTCTATTCTATATGTTGAGATGAATAGTAAGATCTATTATAATGGATCTGCTACTGATCAAACAACATCACAGATTAGAGACAAAGTGATTGGTAATGTACAGTCTTATCTTGATACTAGTGATACTGAAAAGTTCAATGGTAAGTTTAGATACAGTAAGATGGTAGGTGTTATTGATGATTCTGATAATACTATCAATTCCAATTTAACAGATATTACAATGAGAAAGGATTTTTATCCTTCTCTCAATTCCACCTTCTATTACGAAGTGTGTTTTCAAAATTCTTTTGATAAGGACTGTGATGAACCAGTCCTGTCATCCACTGGGTTTAGGGTTACTGAGTATCCTACTATGGATGTATATGTAGAGGATAGGGATAGCAAAATCATCCTATATACTCTAGATAGCGTAACTGGTGAAAAGGTTGTCCTCGACAAGGAAGTTGGCGATATTGATTATGTAGAAGGTGAACTTAAAATGTACAACTTAACTATCATTAAAGGTAGTTTCTTTGATAATCGTATTTCCGTTAGAGTCAAACCCCTTTCTAATGATATCAAGGCACTCCGTGAGGTTTATCTTGACGTTGACGTTGCAAATTCCTCGTTCACTGCATACAAAGAGTAAAGTAAATGCCTGCTGTAAAGACTAAGAGAATTTCTACTCTCATTGAGACGCAGCTTCCTTCTTTTATTACAGATGAATATGAACTTTTTAGTAAGTTCGTTCAGAAGTATTATGAAGAACAGGAGGTGCAAGGTGGCACACTGGATATAATTAATAATATCCAAAAATATGCAGACATTGATTATTATGAACAAAATATTCTTAGACAGTTTAATATCTTGGACACTACTATTTCTAGTAGTGCTGATACAATTGTATTGGAAAATGCAACGAGTTTTCCAAAAAGAAACGGATTTGTAAAAATTGATGACGAGATCATCTTCTATGGTTCTAGAACAGACACTGAGTTAAGAGAGTGTTCTAGAGGCGTAAGTGGCAATACATCGCTTGGTGACTTATATGAGTCTAGCACGTTCACCACTACGGTTGCTGCATCTCATAATGCTGGACAAAAGGTTCATAACATTAGTAACCTTTTCTTATATGCATTAGTCAAAAACTTCGAGAGTCAGTATCTAGGTTCTTTCCCCCAAAAGTATCTTAGGGGTGAAGTAGATAAGAGAACTCTGATTAAAAACATTCAGAAGTTTTACAAAGCTAAAGGAACTACAAGTTCCATCAAGTTTATTTTCAATACTGTTATTGCTAAAACAGCAGATAACAAACCAGAAGTATATAAACCAAGAGATTTTACATACAAATCGTCCGAAGCAGATTGGATCAACGTTTATGCACTTAAGTGTAAGGTTGTATCTGGAGACGTAAAGAATCTGATCGGTAAAAAGATTGTACAGACTTCTACTGAAGAATATGGTTATGCTGATTCAACAGTAGATAATGTGTATGCTGATGGTACATCAGATGATGAAGTAATTTATAATATTGTATTAGCACCTGAGACAGTCAATGGTGCATTTGAAGTATCTACTAAAACTAAGCTTGAAAAAACCCTGTCAGGGACTGCGAGTTCGGGGGATAGAATTGATGTATTCTCTACTATCGGTTGGGGTAAGACAGGATCAGTATTAATTGGTGAAGAGACGATTACTTTCGATAATAAGAACGTAACACAGTTTACAATTGACGAAAGGACGGCACAGACTGCTGTTCAACATGCAGTAGGATCTTCAGTGTACAAACCAGTAACCATTAGTGGTTCTGGCGTTGTTTTACTGACCTTAGGTGTTGTATACAACTTACAACCATCTGATGCACAACCATATTCTGCTATTGGGGACAAGATTCAAATCTCAAATCCAGGATTTGAAACTTCCGACTCTAAGATTGTTCAGACTGGTACTAATCAAACTAGATGGGTGTTAAGTTCAGGTACTGCAGTCGATGTGCCTACGCTTCCATCAGTTGCATCTTCCTTAGATCAAGTTTCTACTAATGTATCAGCGATCTTTGAAGACGAACAGTATTATTATATCACAAGTTCTAGCTATCCTTCACATAAGATCTTAGATGGGTCTACTGTTAATGAAACTACACTAGATCAGAAACTGCTTCGTATCATTAGAAAGCAAGCAACTAGAACTACAGAAACATACAAAACACCCAAAAGAGATATTGGTATTGCTTTAAATGGCGTACCTTTCTATGGACATAAAGATCCAGAAAGTATTAGGTTTGGTAAACTAGAAGAAATTAAGATTGATACTAGAGGCACTGGATACTCAACACCTCCATTTGTTCTTATTGATCAAGTTCCAAGCAAAGCTAGGGCAGTTCTTGCTGGTCAGGTTGTAGAAAGTATCATTGTTGATACTGATGACATTTTTCCAAGAACTCCTGATATCACTATCACTTCTGGTCGTAATGCAGATGTAAGTGCTGTTGTAACAGGTGGCAAGGTTACTAGTCTTGTTATCAATAATGCTGGAGAATTCTATTCATCTGCTCCTTTAATTAGAATTAGAGATGCAGCAGGTCGTGGTAGATTTGCAGAATATATTTCTATTGTTAATACAGATGGTATAATTACAGGATTTGATAAAATTGCAGAAGGTAACTTCTATAATCAAGCTACTGTTATTGTTGATGTCATTCCAGTTGGTAATGGTGCATCTGGTATTCCTCTTCTTAAAGAATGGAACTTTAATAGATTTAAAAAATTAGAAAATGAATTAGATACTGAATACGGTTATATCTTTGCAAACTATAATAATGTATTAGAATACGGTTATGGATATAATGCCAATCCTAAAGCTTTACGTGTTTCTCTCAGCGACAACATCAATAGTGCAGGAACTGAACCCGCTACAAAAACTCACTCTCCTATTATTGGATTCGCTTACGACGGTAATCCAATATACGGTCCATTTGGTCATCAGGATCCCCTAGATGCTACATCATCAATTGTGAGAATGACTTCTGGTTACAGTATTAATGGAAATCGTTCTAATGGTCCATCATTAACAAATTATCCTCTGGGAACGTTTGTTAATGATTACACATACACTCACAAGAGTGGAACACTAGATCAAAACAATGGAAGATTTACAGTTACCCCCGACTTTCCGAAAGGAACTTATGCTTATTTCATTACTATTGATAGCAATCAAGTACCGCAATATCCATACATTTTAGGAGAGAACTTCTATTCTCTACCAGTTGATAGTAATTACAATTCTAATATCAATCAAGATGATATTCCTAAGAATTCTAGAAGATTCTATCAAGCAGGTATGCAGAGAAATGGCGAAGGTGTCATTGCTCAAATTGCAGAAGTAAAGCAAGGAAATGTAGAAGAAGTCAGCGTAGTAGATTCATCTACCAACTTCAGTATTAACTCACAAATTTATTTTGATAATAAAGGAACAGAAGGTTCTGAAGTAGAATCTATCGTAAACTCCGTGAAAGGTAAGAACGTTTCCTACTTAGAATGTAAAGAAGATAGAGTCGTAAAACTAACGACAATCCAAAGTGCATATCTATTTGCTGATGATACATTAAACCAACCCTCCTCAGGAGCATCTGGTTCTATTGTAGGTACAGTTAAGAACGATAACATTATTGTACTAAGAAATGTCAATGGTACTTTTGATGAAACGGGAACATTCTCTGCAACTATCAAAACGTTTACTATTCTTTTAGATCAAAGAAGTTCATATACCAAAGGCGCTACTCTAAGTTTGACTGACGGTGTTAATGCACCTGTAGCTAAAGGTGAAGTGTTAGAAGGAACTAACAGTCAAAACGTAGTTGAGATTAAAGTTACTGAGGGAACTTGGATTGTTAATGACGATTACTTCTTACAATCAGATGACCTATTCAATACTTCTGGTACAAAAGTTGTAAGACTAACATCTCTCAGTGATGGGTTAGAACCATTTGAAGTTAATCAAAGTGTTGCTCTAATTGAAACAGCACAACCTCATGGGTTAGGAATTGGAGATAAAGTAACAATTGACATCAATCCTAATGACGTAACCAAAACTAAGACCTATTATATAAGGAAGAGGTTGTATCAAGAAGCTATTCTTGTACCACCTAGTAATAAGTCTACAATTGACTTTACAGGTATTGGTCGTTATGAAATTCTTAATGGTGGAGCAGATTATACTGCTGGCACTTACACTAGTGTTGCTCTTACTAGCGGATCTGGCACTGGTGCCACTGCTACATTCACTGTATCTGACGCTGGCATAGTTTCTGGCATTCAAATTCAAGATGCTGGTAGTGGATATGCACAAGGAGATTATCTTAGTGTTGCAGATGAAGATCTGGTAAGATCTGGCGCATCACAATCTACTGCAAGATTTACAATCTATGTTGGACACATTGGTATTCCTGCTGGTGGTACAAAAGTTACAGTTAAAAGTTCATTTGGGTTCTCTGTTAATGATCTGGTTAAAGTTGGCGAGGAAATTTTAAAGATTGAAGGTATTAGTGGAAATAATCTAAATGTAACTAGAGGACAAGAAGGAACTGATGATGTTGATCACTTTGATGGACAGGAAGTAGAATTATATAAAGCACAATATAATTTTGCTGATAACTATCAGATCTTTACTGGTAATAATTCTGGATATATTCAATCTTATGATCCTGTAACTCATAAAATTAATATTGTATATGATTATGGAACTTTAAAGTCTACAGCTAATGAAGTAGTATTAAGTTCCAGTTTCTTTGATAGTAGCAATCCACAAAGACTGGTATCACTTAAGTCTGTAGAAAATATTGTTTATAATTTTGAGTTCTCAGAAGACAATAGTACATTTGTACCTAATCCAAATATTGATTTACAAGAATTCTACAAGTATAAGTTTGACACGTCTCATTCTAGTCTTATTGGGACTTACTTTGATATCAGTCCAAGTAATAACTACAATTTGATTACTGAGGAAAAAATAGAATCTACTATTCTTCCTGGTAATGCTGGTGCATTTACTGATGTTAAATTTGGATTTGGTTCTAGACTAACTGATAATAACTATCAGACAAAGAGAGGAACTGATTTTACTAACTTCTATTACTTTGACAAAAAGAATGTAGTTGATTCAGAAAACGCATTTTTCAAGATTATCACAGATCCTTTACAGGGAACTAAAATTCTTAATTATGTTACACCAAATCGTTTTGTTTATGATATTAACAGCATTCCTCTTTGGGATGGTTCTGGATCTATTTCTTA